GTCGGTCGAAGGCATAGGTTGAACGTCGAGGAGTGTCAGTTTAGGACGCCCAGAACCTCATCCTCGTGGAGAAGGAGGTGACGATCCTCGAGAGGGGACATCTTGAAGTCCCCAGCTGGGTCCGCCTCCTCGTTCTGGTGAACGAGGCGGGTGCCGAACGGAGGAACGTCGGTTTTCGATTTGTTCGCCTCCGTCTCTATTAGGTCGGGTAGGTCCTTATTACTATTAATAGAGACGGAGGTGAACAAATCGAAAGCGGGCTTCCAACGTCGCCTAAGCGATTCGACCACTCGGCCGCTGGCGGCCGCGAGCGGGCTTGGCCGCACGCGGCGGGGTGCAGCAGTAGTTGGCAACGCGGAGGGCGGTGAGGGCTCGTCCGAGTTCGGTGCCCTGGGCTCGGGCGATGGCCCGGTTGACCCTGTCCCGAGCCGTAGACCAGGGGACACCCAACGTGTGGGCCACCTCCGCCATGTTCGGGCGGTGCCAGTAGATGACCGCCGCCTGGATCTCCCGCTCGTGGCACCGGCAAGCCACCAGCCTGGCCCTGAACTCCTCCGTCGTCCAGTCAGGGCGCTTGGCTAGCACTCTGGCCCGCTCCAAGGCCCCTTTGATCCTCAGGCTGACCGAACTCTGGGTGATGCCGAGCCGTCTCCCCATCTCGGCCTGCGGCATCCCTTCCGCCGACCACATCAGGATCTCCTTGTCCCGAGGGAGGAGCCGGTCGAGCACGTCGTGGAGTCGGTCCAGGGCCTCCTCGCTCAGGGGCTCGGGGCTCGAGCCCCACGGGAAGGGTTGCTCCGTGGAGGCCATGGCCTCCACGACGTGGGGCTCCACAAGTTCGAGCCCGTGCATGTAGGTGACCCCGTTCTCGCGAGGCGGGGCAGGGAGCCCGTAAGGCTCATGCTTGGTGCGTTGTGGGCGGGTCATTGTGGTCGTCACCCCCGACCACAACAATACTCGCAGAAGCCTGCTCGATCAGGGCTCGGGGGGAGCCGCCACGGGTGCGGACTCCATCGAGTCCACGGTCACCTTCTGCCCCCACACATCCACACCGAGCTTGAGCCCCATGGCCCCGCCGACCAGGGCCAGGGCCATGGCTACAATCTTCAGGAGGTCCGGGATCAGGCGGAACGCCCCGACCTCCTCGGCGAGATCTTTCACGCTCCCGTCGAGGGTGTCGAGCCGGGCGCAAAGGTTCGAGTCCATCTTGGAGATGGCCTTCTCCTGCCTTTCCAACGACTTCTGCAGGAGATCGAGCAAGCGTTCCTCGGTCGCCATTTGGCGGGAACGTTCGTCGGTCGACTCGTCACTCGTCCGAGTCGGGCTTCCGCGATCTGCCGGCGGCATGGAGGGCCTCCATCAGCAATGAGGGTGGGAGCGACCGCAAGAGTGCGATGACCTGCCCCGCATCTGACGTGTCCATTGCAGGGACAGCGGACTCCATCTGGTTGATCAGTCCAGCCCGATCCAGAAGCTCGGCCGCCGCCTTAACGCCGGGGGAGTCGATGGGGCGGTCAGGGGCCACGGCCCTGAGCAGGTAGCTCACGGCCGAACGGGTCGATGCCTTCAACGCGTCGAGCCCCTCGGCCTTCACCGCCTCGACGGTCTGGTCGAGGGCCGCTCGGAACAAGGGGTCTGAACGAAAGTGATACATCGAGTCGAGGGAGATGCCCGTCTGCCGGGCCGCCTCTGCAACCGTCCCGCCCTCGGCCATCACCTTGATCGCCTTGTAGTGCCTCGCAGTGAGTCGCTTGAGTGCCATATGATCCTTTCCTCGCCGAATGCGGCTTAGAACCTAAGTTTCAACTGCCTTGTGCCGCCATCTTCTTCAGATCACGAACGGCTCTCGTGAACTGTACAGCAGAGACGGCGGCTCCCTTGAGGTATGCCTCGAATGGATCGACGATGTGTGGCCAGGGTGGGTTGGACGTGGAGAGATCCCACGTCCAATGGCACCGGCCTTGATCATCGTAGTTGGAGCCCAGGAGTTTGGCTCCACGGACTCGGAGGAAGGCCGCGAAGTAGAGGTCGCGGGTGGTCATCGTGACCTCGCCGGTTCTTCGATGGAGCGGAACGAGACTTCGATCTGGTCTACGTCGGCGTCCCGAATCTCGACGACCATGCAGATGAGTTCGGAGATGTACAACTCGTCGTCGGTGAGGGACACGATGGCCCCCAACTGGAGGTGTCGAGCCCGCTGGTCGAACAGGTAGCTGACGTTCCTGGCGGGCAGCCCCCAGGCGTAGCTCATCCACTGGACGATCTTGGCGGCGGTCGTCACGTCGTAGACGTGATCCGTCTCGATGGATTTGGCGGCTTCCCCGTACCGGGCACGGGAAACACGGCTCATCTGGTTGGTGAGGACGGAGGAGGAACGAGCCACGGAATCGTCGCCCGTGAGAGTGACGCTGGCCGTGTAGTCGCCCGAGTCTGCGTTGAGCCTGTAGGAGAGTTGGATCTCGTTGGCGAGCTTCCCGCCCGTGGTGGCCGTGTACTCGACGGGCGAGGTTCGTTCTGCATCGAGCCGGGCAACGTCAATGTGTTCCACCACGTCGCGGTCGACCACCCCGTCGTACCTCCACACGACCGGGTAGAGGCCGTCGGGGCCGACTCGGATGGACACGGGGAGGATGGGGAGGATGTTGGCCCGGAGCCAAGCCCACACGTTCACGGGTTCGTCGATGTACCCCGCGAGGATGTACCGGTTGAGGAGCAGGGCCTCTGCCGCTGTGCGGCCCTGGTCGACAGTGAGGGTGGTCTGGTCGAGGAAGTAGTCGAGCACGTCACCCGCCTTCTCGAGCGGGCCTTGGCGTCGCCGATCCCACATGCCTCCGCCCGACGTGTGAGCCCACGCCACGAAGTAGGTGTCGTCGGACGACCATGTGATCCCAGCGGGGACGACCACAGTGGCCACCTGACGGCCTCGTCCGTCGGTCGTGTGAACCACGCTGGCCGAGTCCCAGTCGGTCACGTCTACGTCCGCGTTGCACACGTAGACGGTCGTGGCCGACACCTCGTGGCCCGCGATGAGGAGGGTCTTGGTGCCCGTATGGACGACGTGAGCGGGTGAGCCGGGGATGGCCTCGTTGTGGTCGCCGGGACGGCCGTAGACGGTCGGGTAGGTCTTGCCGTTGGCCTTGTCGGCCGCGTTGGGCCACGTCACCTCGTCCACGACCGCCGTGGGCGACGGGAGGATGCTCCTGTCCTCGTAGGGGCTCGTGGCGAGGCTGAACGCGAACGGCTCGTTCTCGGCCCCATACGTGGGTTCGGAGAGCGGGCCCTTGAGAACGACTTGGCGCTCCTCGTAGGTGGTGCCATCGATCCAGCGGGACAGTTGACCCGTGGCTGCGGCGAGGTCGAACCCCTTGCTCACCAGTTGGGCGACGTTGAACCCTGGGATGACGACCGAGAAGGGGACGGACACTTCACCGGGGCTGTCTGCAAAGAGGTCGAGGGTGTCCTCCCACTGAACATCGTCGATCCCGTCGAGGTACTGGAGGGCCGTCCCGTCCGCCTTCTCGACCTCGAACGAGTCGGTGGACAGGTGGAAGTCCGACCCTCCGATGCTGAGATCGAGAAGCCAGAACACCCGAGTGCCGGTGAGGCTGGCCCGGTCGAGCACATCCTTCGGCATCAGACCTCCTCCTCGATCGTGACCGTGGCCACCCGTGTGACTTCGCCCCGGGTGTTGGAGTCCTCATCGCCCAGGATGTTCTCGAGACGGCTCGTCGAGGTGACCCGCCCGTAGACGAAGTCCCGCTTGTGGAAGAACGTCTGCGTCTCGACCCCCGTGCTCGAGGCGCGGTTGACGTGGGGCACGTAGACTACGGGCTTGTCAGGGCCCCCCAAGTAGTCCAGCAACCCTTCGACCAGCAGCGGAGTCGAGGCGGGGGAGGCCACGGGCTGCTGGGAGCCTCCCGAGGAGGGGGTCTGGTAGTTGGGGCGGGGGTCAGTGCCCGTGACGGAAGACTGGTCGATCCCATCCTGCCAGGCGAACTCGACGACGCGACGAGGAGGCCCGAGCTTCCGCGTGTACCGGGTGCCCCCACGGCGGGTCGTGGACTCGGTGTTCGGCCGAAGCTCGACGGTGCGCCCGTGGCTGTACTGTTGGCCGAACAGGGCCAAGTTCCCAACAACGATGTTCCCGATGTAGAAGTAGCCCTCCTCCGTCGTGGCCGCTGGGATGGTGATTCGCAGGGCGTGGAAGTTCGCGATGTTGAGGAGGGTCACCCCAACGTTGGGGAAGATCACGTCGAGGTCGCCCGAGGCGTGCTCCGAGTCGGTGTAGTCGTCCCGGTGGATGTGGATGACCGGGCGTTGGGCCGTGGCTTCCGTCCAGATGCCGTCCGAGTTCGACCCGACCCGGCGGTGCTGATCGAGGTTGCCCGAGGTGAGCACGAGGTGTCCGCCCACAAGCTCGGAGTGCTGCAACCACTTCACGCCCGTCGGGTTCGCGGCCCCCGTGTTCACGTAGAGCGCGTCCCCATACCGGGTGAACTTCAAGTCCCGGTAGCCGTTGGTGACCGTCACGAGGTTATTCCATCCCCCTCCGGAGTTTCGTCCAGCCACCGTGAACGACGGCACGTTCGTGTTGCACAGGTAGAGCGCAAGGTTCTTCGTGAACGACCGTCGATCCGAAGTCGCCATCTCCCAGGCGATCCTCTGCCCGGTCGTGTCCGTAGACCTCCACGTCTGACGGGGCGAGGGAGAGATGGCTGGATCGATGTGGGTGATCGGATGCTGGTAGCGGGTGTCGATGGAGAAGGTCTCCCCCGAAAACACGGGTCCATCGACCGCCTGGATCTTCACGCCGTTGGGGACGGCTGCGGGGAGCCGGGAGAAGAACCGGGGGTTCAGATCATCAGGGTTGGTCTGACCGCCCGAGAGCCCCGTGACACCCGTGGGCATCTGACCCCAGCAGACGATCTGCCAATAGGACTCGGCACCCGCACCGCCCGGGGAGATGTGGCCCCAGATGCAGTCACCGTAGGTGTTCGGGGTCGCGGTGTCGCTGGTCAAGGTTTGGTTGATGCCGGTCTCCCACTGACGCTCGAGGTCACCGTCGTTGACGTTGCGGTGCCATGTCCGAACACGCCCCTCGGACAGGGAGATGAGAAGTTGCGAGGTCGCCGTCAGGTCGATGGTCTGATCGCTTCCGATCTGCAACCCGGTGTTCATGTCCCTGACCCGGTAGCCCGTGGTCGTCAGGTAGATCCCTGCCTCGTAGTCGTCGTTGGAGTCGGCGGTGCGAACCTGAATCGCCACGTAGCGGCTGTTCAGGGAGCCTCCGCTGGTGACCTTGAACTGGAAGAAGTACACGAAGTCGTCCTCAACAGCCGAAGGGGGGTACGGGGCTGCCGTGGTGTTGAGGTCGTAGTAGTTGGCGTCCGGGTTTCCGGTGGTGATGTTGAGTCCGTTCGACCCGAGAGACACGGTCGGGGAGCCCGACGGGTGGGCGTCCCACACGTCCCCAAGCTGGTCGGGCTCCTCCATGCCGATCCACGTCCGTGACCACGCCATCTGCGTCACGTCGTCCCGGAACAGGCTGTAGGAGGGCATAGTCAGGTTCGAGTGGCCCCCGAGCCACAGGACACTGATCGAGTAGAGGCCATTGGCTGCGTTCGGGGTGCTCCACCGGGTCACGAAGGCGGTGCGCCCTCGCGTCTCCGCCGCCGTGAAGTCGGTCGGGTACATCTCCCCATCGCCGTCCTTCCAGAGCCCGTGGAAGGACGCAGTGCCGGTCGAGCCCTCCATCCTAGCCCAGTTGTCCCCCTCGTCGAGGGAGCGGATGACGGTCGTGTCGTAGACCACGCCCGGGGTGTAGTAGGCCAGATACCAAGTCCCGTCCTCGCCTGACCACACAGCGAGGTCATCGCCGATGTTCTCGCGGGTCGGGATGGTCGTGCCCCCTACTTCGCCGAGGCTGTGGTAGGCGTTGTTGATCTTCCTGATCTCGGGAAAGCTCGCAACGGTGTCGTTGTACATGACCGCGAAGCCGCCACTCGAGAGAGGCAGGACATCGTGGTAGCCCCCGCTCTCCAGGGCCTCGTGGTCGAACACGTAGACCTGAATGAACCGTGCCCCGAGGTCATCCGAGGCCCACTGAACCAGGGCCTCGGGCTCGTTGAACCCTGTAGGGGCCTGGAAGTCAATCTGACCGACCAGAAGCACCTGCCCCATGTTGTAGGCGGCTCGGAGCCGCTTCACGTTGTAGGCGGCGGTGTCGATGCTGTCTTCGAGACAGAACTCGGAGCCGACCTGCCAGTTGTCTCCGTCGTCGTCCGAGTACCACATCTCGATGTTGGCTTCGTCCGTCGGCCCGTTCACGACCCAGAAGAACAGCAGCACCCGACCGCTCGGGAGTTGGCACAGACACGGGTGGAGGTTCGAGTTCGTGTTGTTCTTGGGGGTGATGTTGGCGATCACGCTCCACGAGCCTGTGTCCGCGTCGAACAACCGGATCGTCGGGATGTAGTCGGAGGTCGAGCCCGAGACGAGGGTGCCGGAGCCACGGGTCACGAGGAGGAGATTCCCGGACAGGAGCCGGATCACCTGCGGCTGCTGGTGACGGGCGAGCCCTCCGGCATCCGTCGAGTAGTTCAGGGAATCCCACCCGAGGAAGATGTTGGGGGTGTCCCACCCGTACCATGTGTTGTCTGCCTCATCTTGGTAGGCGTACCCGCCGGCACGCTCGGACACACCGGGGAAGCCTCCACGAATGGCCTGAAGCCGAAGCTGCGAGTCAGCCGGTTGTACCCCGGTCGCCTGAAGCACCATCTTCGAGTTCGGGGTGGAGGTGTCCTCGGGCACACCGGGAACGGGCCCGGCTTGCGTGAACTCCGAGTAGGTCACCGAGATCGTCTCGTTGCTGATCGCGGGATCAGGGATGACGATGCCTCGAAAGACGGTCTTGGAAACGTCAGAGCCCATCAGGCGGCCCTCCTGCTATGACCCGGACGGCGTACCCCGAACAGAGCGTCCGAGAGCGGGCCACCACGAGACAGGTTGTCCTGCACGAAGCTGTCGAAGACCTTGTGCTTGTACTGGTTCACCACAACGATGGAGGCGGGACGCCCACCACCACGGTTGAGGTCATCCACGCCCTGACGACCCAGCCGACTCACGGCCCCACGGTTGAGCACCGCTTCCCCGGGCTGTGCTGAGATCAGCCCGTGGTCGGCCGACGTGCGGCTCGACCGCATGACCTCGTCGACGATGCCGCCGAAGGCGAACTCGGGGGGCTTCTGGGCGGCCACCACGGCGGCCTGGGCCACGCCCGTGGCCGTGATGCCCGCCACTGCGAACCCGCCCGCCACAGGGCCGAGTTCGGCCAGGGCACGGGTGATGGCGACCGCCGTGTTGATGGCGATCTGGACGAGGGCCGCAGCCTGGCTGATATGAAAGGCCGTCAACACCTGCTGCTTCTGGCTCTCGGTGAGTTCCCCTTCCTTGTCGATCTGCATCTGGATCAACGACTGGAAGGCATCGGTGATGTTGTTGTAGGCACCGAGGGCCGCATCCTCGACTTCGCGGCGGGCATCCAGTTCAGCTTGCTTCTGCTCCTCGACCATCTCGAGGTACTTGGCCGTGGCCTCCTCGTAGCGTTCGAGCTTGGCCTCAAGCTCCTCGGCCTCGATCTCCCCGAGATCACGGAGGCGTCGAGCCTCGTTGTCGGCCAACAGGGTTCGGGCGTAGTCGAGATCCGCGAGGATGGCTTCCCGTTCGGCGGCGGTCGTCTCCTCCGCCTTGAGTAGCGACTCTAGGTCAGCGATCGACGCCATGATCGCGTTGTGGCGTTCATCCGCTGCGATCTTGATCCGATCCCGCTCGGTCAGCAGATCGTCGTTGATCTGTGCGCTGATGTCGATGAGATCCTCACCAGCCGCCTGCATTTCCTTGTAGATGTCGCGGACTTCCCGGGCGGCCTTCGCAACTCCGGTGAGGGCGTCCTTCTGTTCCCGGTTGGTGCCGAGAAGTTCGCGGGCTCGGGCGTCGTAGTCGGAGGTGGCCCCATTGAGGCCGTCCATGGCGTCCGACGTGGCCCCCAAGGCGGCATCCACGATGCCCCCGGCCACGGCGTCGGAGAGGGCCTCCCAGCCCCCCTTGGCGTCCTTGAACGCCTTCCCCAACCCCGTCATGCCCACGGCGTTGGCCAAGTCCCCCATGACCCCGATCAACTGGAAGAGCATGTCGATGGGTTGCAGGAGCGACTGGATGAACTCGCGGATGAGGAACGCCGCGAACTCGCGAAGCAGATCCTTCCCGTCCGCGAACTTCTGGAAGGAGTCCAGGGCCATGAGCCCCAGCTTCACGAGAATGAAGGAGCCCTTCTCCAAGGCGGGGGCGAACTCTCCGCCGAGGGTGACCACGAACCGGTCGAAGATCGTCTGAAGGGACGACATCGCGTCGTTGACGTTCTCGATGGAGGCGAGCGTCTCGGGGGCGATGGGCTCGAACCCTTCGATGTCCTCGAAGGGCTTCAGGGCCTTGTTGAGTTCCTCGGCCTTGGCGACCGTGGCGACCATGGCGGCCCCGGCAGCGGCCACACCTACGGCCAGGGCCGCCACGGCGGCCACCCCAGCGGCGATGGCGATGCCCCAAGGCCCGAGGGCCTCACTCGCAGCGGCGGTGGCCTCCCCGAAGCCCTTGATCTTGGAGACGCCGTCACCGACGGAGCCGCCGATGGCTCCCGCCGCCTTGTCGACCGCCTCAATCCCCTTCGCGAGACGGTTGGTGCTCCCCGCAGCCTTGGTGCCCGTGTTGGACACGTTGTCCACGGCCTTGTCAGCGGCCTTAGCCGAGTTCTCGACCTTCTTGAACTCCCCGATGACCGTCTCGAGAGCGGCTACAAGGTCGGTGGCGTCACCCGTGAGGTCGAAGCGTACCTGTGCCATATGTCACCTCACTTGGTCGGGTCGAACCACCAGTCCACACGCTTGGCACCTATAGACCCTCCGCCTGCACGATCGATGAGGGTGTTTCGGACGGTGTTCGTGTGGGCCTGATCTGCATATTGGACAAGATCCGGGGTGGCCTTCCCGCCGTGAACCTTCACGTTGGCCGGACGGCCCTCACCCTTGACCGCCCGCTCCCGCAACGCGCCCGGTCGAACCCCTCGGGAGACCAGGAGGCCCGACAGCATGTCGTGGAAGGTGGCGGGGGTAGAGAGCATCGTTCGCTTGTCGTCCATTCCGTGCTGGATGTGCCAGTAGGCCAGCAGATCCGCCTGCTGGTCGCGGGTCAGTTGCCGGAAGCCCCAGGGGTCGCGGAGGTAGTTGATTCCGACGTCGAGGGCGATGAAGTCGTCGGCCCCGTCGTCGGAGAGAAAAAACCCGCCCGCTGCATCGCCTCCTGGGAGAGCGAGTTCCGCTCGACCCACTGACGCATGACAACCATCGCCAGCAACACCACGAGGTTGAGGTCGTACTCGGCCTCGTGAAGCTCCTCGATGACCCGCTCCCCGAACTCGAGCGGGTCATCCTTGGGGCCTAGCGTGGATTCGAGGTCGAGGGTCTTGTGGCACCACGACACCCCGACGATGAACCCGAGGACTCCCACAAGCTCGGGCCCCACCTGCTGGACGAGGGCGAAGATCCCCGCAGGGTTGTTGAGGTGGCCCGACAGGGCCGAGAAGGCCGCGAGGTGGGTCTTCTGTAGGCGGTTCAACAGCTTCGCACCTGTCACCGTCGAAGGGGTGCGGAAGTGGTGTTCGCCCTTGGGTTCGGGGAGCGTGACCGACACGTAGACAGGGGTGTCGGGGATCACACGAGGGGGGGTGCGGGTCTTCATCTGATGCTCCATGTGAGGGGGCGGTCGGCGGGGCTGCCTCTCGAACTTGGTTCGCGCCCCACCGACCGCCAAAACGACGAATCAGGCGTTCAAAGCCTGATCAGGAGAACTCTGGGTAGAGGTCGAACGCAGTCCCCGACACCGAGATGGTCGAGGGGTCGCCCTCGGCGATGTTGCCGGTGAGCCAGCAGTTCCGAATCGTGATCGTCTGATCCGCCGCCTCGCCGTGGTCGTTGCCCTCGATGGTGAACACGATGTCCCACAGCTTGACTTCGGTCGAAGCCAGGGCACCGTTCACTGGCACCCAGTTGGACGCCACCCAGCCCGTCTTCTGGATGACATCGTTGAGGCTGGCCGCAGCCGCGTCGGTCGTGTCCCGCAGGTATGCAGAGAAGGTGAAAGTGATGGGCTGGTCATCACCGAAACGAACGGAGGGGGTCGAGCCGAAGCGGCCACGGTCGAGGAACACGTTGACCGCCGGGCCGGGGATCGTGATGTTCAGATCGCCAGCCTCGTAGGCCACCGTGTAGGAGTTGGTGCCTCCCGAGTCTTGGATCTTGATCGTCCCGTCCCGCTTCGTCTTGACGATGGTTGCTTCGGCCATGGAGCCCTCCGATAAGGTTGCGTGCTACCCGCGTTATGCAGCCCGTCGAACGGCTGCTGCGAGTTGCTGTGCTTCGACTCTCTTTCCAGATTGAGCGACCAGCGTGATCGCCTTGTTGGCCTCTCCCGCCCGAAGAAGCTCCACGACCTCGGCAGACAACCCAAGCTGTTGAGCGGCCATCAGGAGCCCTCACGTTCGAGGAGCGCCTTGACCCGATCCGAGAGGAGGGCCTCCACGTCGGCTTCGGCGGCCATGAGCCCTTCCTTGAACAACTGCTCGGCCAACCCCTTGTGGACGTAGCTCGTGTAGTCCACGGGGTTCTCGATGGTGGCGTTGAGGTCGGACACCCGTGTCGTCCAACCCTTGTAGGACTCCCCGGTGTCGATGGGCCAGTTGTCTCGGATGTGTTTCTCGAGGTCGAGAGCCACGTCGCGGAGGGCGGCCGTCAACACGTTGTCGACCTCCCCTTGGACGACGGTGAGGCCGACAACGACGTTCCCGATGTTGGAGTCGATTTCGGCCATGTTGTCAGCCCTCAACAATCAGGTGGTTCAGGCGCTGCGACCCTCGGTGAGAAGGGTTCAGATGTCCTCGGAGCCCGCGAACTCTGAGCCGAGGGCCTTGGCAGCCGCATACGCCTGGGCGTAGAGGCTGCCAAGGCCCTCGGGGTCGTACTGGAAGTCCAGCACGCTCTGCTTCAGGGGCTCGCGGCCCGCCTCCGCCGCAGCCTTGTCCGCGAACACGGACACGTAGGCCCGGCAGTCGGTCTTGCCTGTGAACACGAAACGACCCACACGGATGTAGGCGTTGGGGACATCGATCCCGTGAAAGTCGATCTTCTTCTTGAGAGCCATGATCACGCCCCCCTGGCGTAGTGGTTGATGTCGGCGTAGTTCTCGTCGATCAGCCGACACAGGGCTTCGGGCAACACGCCCTTCCAAGGTTCGGGGTCGTTTGGTTCGATCTTCGAGCGGATCTTGTGGAGAGGCCATCCGTGGAAGTCGTCGTTCTCGAACGTGATCACTCCGACGTGGGGGTGCCGATCAGGTGTCCAGCCCCTCGACCAGCACGATCTCGGTGCTGATGCTGTTGTCGGCCCCAGCATTCACGGTAGACCGCACGTACAGGGTCGGAGTCGTAGACGAGAGCACGACGGGCACGGCGGTCGCATTTTTGATGTGGGCCGCCGTGGTGCCCTGGGTTGCGATGTGATCCTGCGTGGAGACCACGAAGGAAGCCGCACGCCCGAGCCTCGGGTTGATGCTGGCCGCCGTCCCGGCCGTCAGGGTCGCCTTGTAGGACTTCAGCGTCCAGATGGGGTGGCCGAGGGCAATCGACCACTCGGAGGCGGCGGCTGCCTCCGTCTCGGAGCAGGTGATGATCGCGTGCCGACGACCCGAGATCGTCTTGAACACGACGGAGCTTGTGCCTGCGTATGCCATGGTGAGTCTCCTGCGAGGGTGGTCGCGATCAGGAGGCCGAGACCGGGAAGTCCTGTTCGATTCCGAAAGAAATCTCGACGAGCAGGTGCTCCCGAGTCGGGGTCAGCGACCGCCGAGTGTTCTGGTAGAGCACGCGGATTGAGGGATTGGCGCTCTGATCGAGCAATGCCTGGATGAGCCTCTCCTCGAGGTCGAGGGCTTCCTTCTGGGAGCGGAAGGCATCCGTCATGTTCAGGCGCTTCAAGAACCGCACGAGCAGAACGTGCCCGACCCTGACCTCATCCCGATCCCGATACTTGTTCGTGTTCGCCGTCTGGATGTCCAGGGAGAACATCGTGTCCGTCCCCGTCGTCGGGATCGACTGTGGGGTGATGATGTTCGGGCACAACTTCATCGTTGTGGTGTCGACGATGGTGTCGGCCAACCCCTGCAACATGTCGGAGAAGGTCTTGGTTGCGGGCATCAGGCCAACCAAATGATCGGGGTGGCGGACTCGCCCTCGGTGGCCGATGTCATGTCGTTTTCGTGGGATGCATCGTAGGTGAAGGTGAGCTTGCCCCACCGTTCCTCGAATGCCTTGTGGTAGCGGTCGGCCAGTTCGGCGTACTTCCCTCGACCGGTCGAGTACGTTTCCAGATCGGTCATGATGAGGGCAAGGGTGAGGTTGAGGTGAACCTCACGGAGCGACCACGGGCTCATGATCAGGTACGGCCGACGGCCCTGCTCCAACAGCCGGTGGGTGATTCGATCCCACGCTTCGTCGATGTAGTCCTGCCAGGAGGACTTGTTCGGGGGTAGCAGGTTCGACAGATCCGCATGGCACCGACGGAGATCCACGTCGGTGATGACGGGGTACAGGAGCCGAATCACGAGGGCGGCATCCTGGCGGAAGGTGTGGGTCTCCGAGTCGATCAGAAGAACCCACTCGACGTGCCAGTCCTCGGCGGGCTCGAGGGTCACGGGGATCGTGGCTGACGAGAGGCTGTAGGAAGCGTAGCCATCCGAATCCACGGTGATGGCAGCCGTGTCCACCTTCTTGTTCCCGGACTCGTCGTAGATGGTGATGGTGCCCGACGTGATCGTGACCGGCTCCCCGTCCGTGTAGACCGGGAGCCGGAGGGTCTGCGTCTTGGCCCGCTGGATGAACAACGGGGCTTGGATTCGAGCCGAGAGGGTCATTGTTGTTCATCCTCAGGCGAAGGTGGGGTCGAGGGGGTCAGGATCGATTGGGCGATCAGCGCCCACCACGCTTGTCCTCGGTCTTGACCTTCTCGCCGTGCTCGACACGTCGAGCGGCATCGGTCGCGATCTTGCGTGCCTGGTCTGGGGTCAGTGACCTGTCCACCTTGATCAGGTGCGCGGTGAACCGGTCGATCTTCTCCCGGACTCCCTGCTTCTCGCCCATCACTTCACCCCCTTCTTGACGGCCTTGGGCTCGGGGGCCCCGACCACCGAGGGCTCGATGTCGTCGTCCCCGAAGGCGTCGAGCGGGTCGGCCTCGGCGGGGGGAGCGAGATGAATCTGCGTGTCCAGAGAGCCCTGGCCCGGCGTGAACCCCGCAGCCGCCATCTGGTCGGCCAACAGAGCCTCTGCCTGCTCCAGACGAACCTTGATGGAGGGGAAGTTCGGCTTGAGGGCAAACTTCTCGTTGAGACGGCGAACCCGCTTCTGCGTCTCCCGAACCTCGACTTCCTTCAGCTTGGATGTCATGGCGGGGATGAACCCCTTGGCGACGAGGGCCTGCAGGAACTTGATGCGGAGGGCCCTGTCCTCACCCCACTCGATGCTCCCCCGAACCCGCTCGTAGCCCTCCCAGGCGAAGCAGTAGGCCCACCCGTTGCCCGCCGGGAAGCGGCTGATGTACTGACCCTTGGGCACCACATCGGCCAGCCGGGGGTCGCCGTCCTCGAGAATCATCCAGCCCTTGCTCGTGTAGTGGGCGCGTGTCATGGCCGGATTTTCCTGGCCGGTCGGCAGAAGTTCGACCCCCTGCACACCAGCGGAGATCGTGAGCTTGCCGAGTTCGGGGAGCCAGTCCTTCGCGTCTACGTCCCACACCCAACGGTCGGGGTGAACCATCCCGAGAAACCGAGGGTGGTTGCGCTTCTCCTGCTTCGGGAGAGGGGGCTCACGACGAGCTTCGGCACGAGGCAGGGCCTCACCAAGAACGATGGGCATGGGCTGTCCTTTGGATTTGAAGGAATGTGGGTCGTGTCACACCGATCAACACGAAGCCCCAAGGATGCGGGGTGTGTGCCGCATCCTTGGGGCTGTAGGATCAGGACGCCGAGGTGACGAGCTTCACGCCCTTGGCGTCATCGATCTCGGACACACCGACGTAGTAGTTGCCCACCACGATGGTGTGAGCCGCCGCCGAGTCGCGTTCGAACTCGACGAAGATCGGGGAGCCGTTGGGGGCAACCGACGCGAACGAGCCGGGGCCCGCCAGAGCCACGACCTCGGCGGGGATGCCCTCCATGTAGCCGTAGCAGTCGGGAGCGAAGAGCGCCCCAACCTTGTCGCCACCCGAGGTCGCCACCGAGTCGCTCGAGTAGAAGTTGATGCCACGCCACGTCCCGTGGAGCCCGTAGCCGAGGCTCATCGGGGAGGACGAGAGCATCGCCTCGGTCGCCGGGTTGTACTCGGCAGACCCGCCCTCACCACGGAGCGACTCCAGAAAGTCGGTCAACTGGATCGGGGCGAGAACCGCCGAAAGCTGACCGCCCACGCGAGCCTGGATGAGCGCGTACTGGGCATCGCTGATGTCGTCCACGGTGAGGTCGGCACCCGAGGTGCCCTTCGCCACGCTGAGGTTGTTGAAAAGTGCGCAGAGCATGTCCGTGAACCGGAGGCTCGCCGCACGGCCCATGTCCTGCGCGAACATCTCGATGCCCGGACGAGGGCCGCCGACCAGCACGTAGGGGTCGGTGATCAGGCGCTTGAGAGCCTGCCGAGCCACGGTGATGGTCACGGTGCCCGTGCCGAGGTCGGTGTTGCTGACCGCCGTCACCTCATCGGTGTTGGCCGCAGCCATCGCGTCGTCCCAGGTCGCCTTGGCAATTTTGGAGGCGACGGAGCCCGAACCCGCGACCGAGCCGTAGTTCCGACACAAAGCGCGGAAGTCCGAGCGGTCGACGATGGACTCGTAGAGCAGCTGGTTGAGGGCGGCGGCGACGAACAGATCGCCATGCCCGGTGTAAGTCAGTTCGTTGGCCATTGGAGGCTCCTACCGTTTGAGTGCCCCCACCCGTTGGTCGTCGTCATCGTGGGGACGTTCGAGTTGTTGATTTGGTCGAACGCCCGATCATCGGCGGCACGGTCAGGAGTTACGTCGCTGACTCGACGGTTCTGCTCAATGAGCAGACGCCCTTGACGTAGGCGGCACGTTTCGTCAGCCGGAAACTATCGAAAGAATGGCGGACTACTGTGCCGCCTTGGGGCTCACCCAACCGAGGGCCGCGAGGTGTTGGATCGCATCCTTCGGGTTCATCGCCGCAAGCTGCTGTGGCGAGTAGTTCGTCTCGACCGTCGGGGACTTCCCGGGCTGCACCCCGTTGACCGACTGATCCTTCGGGGGCTGGACACCCTCGGGACGGGCGGCCACAACCTTGGGGGCCGGGGCTGGTGCAGGGGCCGGGGCCCCCCCTACGGCGGGGGCGGGGGCGGGGGCGGCGAAGGGAGCCAGAATGGCAGGCTTGGACTCCTTGTAACCCTTCCACCACTCGACGAACGCTGGCTTCTGCTGGCCCTCCTCGGCCTTGTGGGTGCCGTACTTGTATCGGACAAACTCGGCAACGCCCTCGTCGCGGATGCCCTCTGCCAACAGAGCCTTGTCCATCTCGAACCCGAGGGAGGCTTCTGCGAGCTTGGCCTCCGCGGCCGTGGCCCGCTCGTCGGCGGCCGCAATGGTGCGCTCAACCTTGCCGAGAGCGGTCTCCGCGGCCGTGGCCCGGGCCTCGGCGGCCGAGAGCCGGGCCAGCACCTCGTTGAGACGCTGGATGGGGATCATGCCGCTGTTGCTGTCGTCTGCCATTTGAGTCTCCATGTGAGGGCTTACGCGAACTGCCGATTTTCGGCTTGGATTCGAGTCAGTTCCGCAACGGCCTGCTCGCGTGTCCAATTGGGGTGTTCGGCCAAGATCACGTCCACCTTGGAGGCCACGCCGAACTCGACTCGCTCCCGCAACGCGGCGAACCGTTCCGCCATCTCTTCCCGCGAGTAGGGCAGCCCCGGATACGTAATCGACCAACCCGACGTAGGCAGGAGGGGCGTCCCGGCGGGGGCAAAGGTGTTCGAGATCATCGCAACCTTGCGAAGCATCTCAAGGTCACCCTTGCGGAATTGGGGGGCGAACCGGGCCTGCATCCGGCGGATGGCGTCCCGCCGTAGCTGGATGGCCACACCCGATTCGGCCTGGCTCCGCTCCACGTCCGCCGCAGATAGGCCCATCGACTCGCCAATCATCCGCGCAAAGATGACAATGGCTTCGATGATTGCCTTGGGGTCGGCACTCGTCTGCAGGCTGTTCAGACTACCGGAACGATCCCCCAGGGATCTGAACATTAGCAAGGAGGCTGGGTCAGTACTGACCCTCTGCCGCGAGGTCGCACCCGCACCTGCCGGAGACAATCCCGCGAGGTCCACATCGATCCCGACCTTTTGGGACCAACTCGCGTCCTTCACTACATGAATCCAAAATGAGGCAAGGAGGCCAATATCCATCGAGCCCGACACGAGTTCATGCCATTCGGTGGGGCTCCACAGCCGGCCTGAATCCTCAGCGTGGCAGAGCACCCAGGGCAGGTAGGGGTGGCCCGAGTCGGGGTCGATGTAGGCGTAGGTGGGGTCCGCGACATACTTAGCCGTCACATCCTTCCGCTGGCCCTGGCCATCGTCCTGTTCGATTCGAAAATAGGGGTTGGCGGGGTCTTCGATCGACCACAAGTCCCAGGTCCAGCCCCCTGCCTTGGTCATCGGGTCGACCCGCCACACGGCCTCCTCGATCCGAATGGGGGCCGTCGGGGCTGAGGCCAGGGCGGTAACGACCACGGCGTCGGGGGTCACGATCCGGACAGCGATTCCGGGGGAGGCCGCCTGGTTGCCGGGCAGCCAGTGTATGCGGAGCAAGGACTCGCGCAGCCCCAGCACGTACCGCTGGTGCTGCTTGTGTCGGCAGAACAGGTTGAGACTGTTCAAATAGCTGGCAGCCTCAGGTGTGAGGTCGGGGTTGGAGACGGCGGGCTCTGCGTCGTAGAGCACCGCCAACTGGTCGATGAACGCCTTGAAGGCGTTGAGGGCCATCGTGGGCGGCCCCCATGCGTCGAGCCGAGCCGGATCAAGATGCTTGGCCATGTGGGTCTGCAGGTCCCGCAGGTAGGCACCTTCGAGCATCCGGTGACGGAGCTTGCTGATCTCCCACCGCAGACGATCTTCATCGGAGTCGGGCAGAACCACAGGAGTTGCAGCCGTCATATGGCCCACCTCGGCGTTGTCGCGGGGAATGCCCCACCAATACCGCTGATCTCCGCAGATAGGCAGAGTGGCGTCAGGCTCGGACGAGCCTCAGACGGTCGATCTCGACCGGCGAGTACATCCCCTCTAGGATGGGGACGGCGACGTACCGCAGAGCATCGACGTAGTGCTTGTAGCCGTCGTCCTTCCCTTGCCAGTGCTGCAGAGCCTTGAGGGTGCCTTTGGCGTTCGGGTGGAGACGGAGGTGCCCACGTCGGAGCGCGACGTTGAGGAGGCGTACCCCGAAGTCGATGGAGCCCGGCCCCTTGCCGGGCTTAGAGACACGGATGCCCAAAGCGTGGCCGAGGAGGTCGTTGACCTTGTTTCCTGCTCCGAGCTTGCCCACAGAGTTCACATCACCTCGGGCGATGTCTACATCGGAGGGGGAGATCCCGTGGCGTCCGAGCATCTGCCGAATCTTGTGGGCGTCCTCCTCGGGTGTCGTGCTGGTCGAGGACACGTACTCATCGAGCACCCAGATGAGGTTCTTGCCGCGTTCAAAAACGACGAGGACACAGACCTCGTGACCTGCCAGTTCGCCGTGATCGATCCCGAGGCCGACCGACCATTGCAGACGGGGGAGGGAGGCGGACACCGACTCCTCCGAGAGCCCGTCGAGGACACGCTCGGGGGTGATGCCGTCCCACTCGGCCAGCACACGTTGGGCATACTCCCACGGCCCGTAGCCCTCAGTCTGAGCCCGAATGGACTCAGGGGATCGATGGGGGCAGTCCTCGGAGGTAAGCCGAATAATGTGCTGTTCCCACTCCTCAGTGGGGGCGATGCCCCTCTCATCATCTCCTTCGATGTGTAGTCGAAGCCACTCGCAAGGACGACCGATGGGCGTAAAGGTCATCCACGCTGGGCCGTTTCGCACAGCCACTCGGCTCAGAGCTTCGCCGTACAACCCTTTGGGTGGTGGCTCGTCGATCCACAGCCAATCCGCCGTGAGACCAGCGACGGCGGTGGATTGAGATTCCGCCGAGCGAAATAGAATGAGCGACCCGTTCGAAAGCCGGATCTGGTCATGCTTCCAACCCCGCACCGTGTCGTAATGGGCAGAAGGATCGAGCAGGTGACGTGGGGCCACCTCCCACATTTTGAGGCCGACAACCTCGATTTTGGCCTTGTGATTGGCCGCGAGGATGAGTCCGATTGAGCCGGGGCAGTCGATGGCGTGCCGCCACGCCTCGACTGCCCCGGCCAACGTCTTTCCCGTCTGCGTCCCTGCCCGGAGGAGCCTGCGCTTGTGCTTGGACGCGTGGAATCGGCGTTGCAACGGGCTAGGGCGATACAGGGCCAGCGGGTTCTGGGCCGCCAGGGCGGCCAGAACCTGCAATGCTTTGCTCTGCTTTGTCGTGATAGGCATCACCGCCGAACGCATCCCGTGCCGCCGAAGGCGAACTCGTCGTCCTCGTCCTCCTGCTCTACCCGAGCCGAGTCGAGACCCAATGCCTCGCGGATCTGTGCGGCCAACGCCGCAGAACCTTCAGGGTCGAGTGCGGTGCCATAGGGTTCGACAACCCACTCGCCGTCGGGGCGCAGAATGACTTTCACGCCCTTCAAAACGGTTCGGGCTTGGGACGCCCGGCGGTCGGGGCTGAGGCTGACGAGCGTGTACACGGCCCCGCTGTGGGTCATGTCGGTGCCCACGATGTAGCCCATGTCCCGGATCTCCCCGATCCGGGTCTTGGCTGCGGGACCATGCAGATCCTGCAGCGTGGTGGAAGCCACACCGTGGGGGTGGTGATCCCGCAGGGTGCGCAGCACCGCCTTGGCCGAGTCCGGGCGGCGGATCACGAGGACACCTCCTCGGTCTCACGGATCTCATGTGCCCCCTCCGACGCGAGGTCGGAGATGCGGGCCGCCGCCGAGGCGGCCATCTGC